AGCTCTCTCCCAAACGCCTAATGAACTAAAAGCATAAATATTTCCAGCTACTAACGTCCCAGATGTTCCATAAAAAACTACGCATCCGCTTACATCAGATGAACCGAGACCGTTTGGGTTTGCTACAAGTGCAATTGTTCCAGATATATCCGGTAAGATGTGAACTCTATCGGCTGTTAAATTTCCAGCTTTTATTTCTGATTTTATCGCACTTCCAATTGCTTTATTTATGATTATTTGGCCATCAGCAAATGTTTTTATTCCAGAGAAAGTTTCATCACCAGTTGTATGTGCTACATTCGCTAAATCAAAAGATTCTAAGGCTGTAATTCTTGCATTTGGCTCGACCAGAATAGCAGCGTGCGTATTTTCATCCGTTTTATGCGCATCAAATTGCGCCTTTTCTGCTTTTGCATTCAAGACCGTTGTAAGGTTCGAAACCGCAGTTTGCGGTATCTGTTCACCTTTGTTCCAAAAGCTACCCCACGAAGCCCAAAATTGCGCTTGTGTTGGCTTTTTGCCAGTCATAAACCAGTTGTATATTTCTGCTAATGTTGCCATAATTATAATGTGTATTCAATAAATAATACCGTTCTGTAAGGGTTCAAAATTGAGAATTCTGAAGCTTCTCCAGCTTTCACTGTAACCATAAACCCACCATTATCTTGTGAATTGGCAGTTACAACTTTTGTTCCTGGATCGCCATTGTCGGCATTTGATCCCGGCAAATTAAATGACAACGGTGGCAAATTATTAGCAAGCAAAGTTTGTCCTTTTGCACCGCCTTGTTTACCCATTGTATTAAACTCAGGTTGCGAAACATCAAAACCAACAGGCATACGACCACGCCAATCAACCACTTCCTGCCAACCTGCAGGAATATCGGCAGCGGGTTTGTTCCAAAAAACCATCCCACCACCCGCTTGGAACACAGCACTTTTTTTCTCAAGAACTTCCAAACGTGCCATCATTAAAACAATAGGGTCAAGACGTTTAAACACACTCCAGGGCCACGAAGTTGCAGCTGTACCAAAAGTGGCGTATCGAATGGTGTGAACTTGCTTGAGAACTCCATTTTTAAAAGCCCTGTTAACGGCTTCTTCAATAATGATTACATCAGGAGTTCCGGCACCATCGGCTTCACGAAATTCTATTACTTCGCCATCGATGTAAACAACACCATCGCCTACGACTGTTCCAGTCAAAACACATCCCGAAATAATGGTCAAGTTACCCGCCAATGCTCCCAACGAATTGAAGATATTGTAAGCCGTTTGCAACTCCTGCAATCTTTCGGACTTCAATGGATAACCGCCTGTCAGTATAAAATTTGATTTATTCATCTATAAAAATATTATAGCGTTTGCCGCCTGCTTTATATAATTTAATGTGTGCGTGTAGTGCATCAATTTGAGTGTCATAAATAGTTTCCGGCACGTAAACAATGAAATCTAAACCTGTGTCCGCCGTTTCGGGTTCTGTCCGTAACCATAGCGTTTCCGCTTCCGGTTCCGTCTCTAACCAAACATCAATATCTTCGGCTTCAGTAAAGATGTACTGGGTGTCATATAGTAAACCATTGCCTATATAAATTCGCCTGTCAACAGGGTCAAATTTATCGTTGAGCGAACCTCTTAAATAACAGATTTGCCCGTTATGCTCTAACTTGTAAATGTTGTCTATTCGCCAGTTGTACCATTTGTAATAAAGCGAATTAAGCGGCTTTAATACCAATTGAGCCAAAGCAGAAACCGATGGCTTCCGTAGCTTTGTTGGCACTTGGTCTAGTGCCAGGATATTCCAATCTATCTTAAACCACATAGCTTATATTGTCAAATGTCATTATCTTGAAGTAACCACTTTCTGCCACTTTATTTATGAAAATGGGTTGTGGAACTCCGTAACCACCCAACGTAGGATCAATCCAAGAACTTTCCACGCTTAACAATGTGGCATCCAAAACGCCTGGTACCAATTGTATTTTATCTATCAATGCAGATAACCGCAATTCGCCATTAAACTTCAGTTCTTTCATAAACTCCTGTAAGGCTTCATTTACTGGATAATTACCGTCCCGTTTATTCATTCCGGTATCAGTCAATACCAATACATCACGCCTGATTCTCAAGTTTAAATAAAGTTGGTCAGCTTTATAATTTATAATGGTCACTTCAACACCGGCTACACGAATTTCATTGATGTAAGCCTCGATGGCTTCCACTTGTGCAGGGTCGTCAAAATCAGTAAGAACGCCATTCACTTCGCCTGCTATTTTAAGAATAACACGGCTGCTGTCTTCAGCTTCATTTACGGCCGAATACTTGATTATTTTTGAAGCTTCAATTTGTTCAGCGGTGGCATTACTATTGTCAAACACATCGGTATCCGGTAATAAGTCAAATCCAAACTGAAAGCGCAAAGCCATTGTGCGATACCACGGAAGCGTTCCCGCTTTTTCATTCGCTAAACGGTCGTTAACCTCTTTGGCGTGTTGGTCAAAAAACAGTTCGTGAATAAAAATGGCCAAAGCCACAATTTCAAAAAGGATATTTTCTAAACTTACTAATGAAAATTCGGCAGCAAATGAAGCTCCAACTGCAAAATCATATTTTACCGCCAAAGTTTCATTAGCCATAAATGGCGTTGTGATTTCCTCTTTTATTTGTTTTCTAGTTCGTGCCATTAGCCTATTATAAATGTGTCTTCAATTATCATTGCTCCAATTCCCTCATCGGCTACAATTAGCTCGTAATTTTGTTTTGTTAATTCCGTGGCTATTTTCTTTTGAACTCCAGTAAAATATTCCGAAATTGGTTTATCCTTTAGTTCGCTGTTTGGAGATATTAAAGTTTCTCCAGGCATTGGCTTTTCGGTTATTGATTTGCCATTTTTTAAAGCCCAATAAAAAACCGTGTCGATATTTCCATCTTCTTGAACGGCGATGTCGGATAAACTTTGTCCTGCAATTACTTTCACGGATGTTCTTTTTTATATTTATTAAATTCCCGAACTTTGTCATCATACATTTTCTTGTATAATGCAGCTTGCTTCTTATGATAGGTAATCTCTTGAGTTAACACCTGTTCTTTTTTTTCAAATAGACTTTCGATATTTTTAGACATTTGCTCCAGATGGAGATATTTCTTTTCATAGCGAACTTCTAAATCATCAAGAGCATCTTTATAGCGTTTGATAACTTTGTCACCGTTATCAATTTCGGTGGTGTCAACTTCTGCATTGGTTTTTTTTCGGGTAAAAATCCAAGCGACAAAACCGCCTAGCAATCCAGTAATAGCTTCGCCCGCATAGGGCTGTATGATTTCAAACATCAGGTTATTGTTTTAATTTTATTCTTAATTGCGTTATAGTCTTTTCCGTCCTTTTCTAAATGAATTTGCACTCTTCTTTGAATATCAACTTTTGAAGCTTTTGACTTTATTAGTTGCACCAAATCGGCACCAAGTAGCGGGCTAAATTTCAAAGCCCCTTGATTCATTTCTAGTATGGCAGCGACTTCCTGCATTTGGGAATCTCCAATAACCATTTGCTTACCGATAATTAGTAAGTCATTGTTTTCGTCTAATAATATTCCCTTGCCTGCCATATTATACTTTTATTACTCCAGTTCCGGTTACGGCTCCACCAGTTGCCGATGTTCCCGTTACGGTGGTTGTTCTGCCAATTACAAATTGGCTTACTGCCGATGCTATTTTATTAGCTTGACGTTGTCTAGCTTCAGCAGGACTTACCTCCTTATCCGAGTCAAAGTCAAAAGCTTCTTTTATTAAATTTGCCAATTGTGCCTCTGTAATTGCTGCCATTTCTATTCTATTAAAACCGTTTTTAAACGCTCTTTAATTACCGTCATCGCTGCCACATTTATGGAGGTTCCGTTGATGACAATGATTTTATTTATTTCGTCAATCATATCCGAAAAGATAGTTTTAAGGCTCTCATTTTTTTGTTTCACCACAAAACCATCTTTCTTAATAGTTAGCGAGCTGTCTCCACTTGTGAAATTTATTTCGTCTATTTCATCGGCGGTTATCAAAAAGGAGTTAGCCGAATTACCCACAATGCCGATAAGACATTTTGCGCCTTGCTTTGGCTTTTTGTATTCGCCGCCAAGGCCTAATAAAACATCTTCATAATCTAGATCATCCGTTAGTCCTGTGGCAATCATTGTCTTTTTGTCCCAGTCAATGCTTTTAGCAGTAGCCCACACCGTTTGAACCGGAATTAGTTCCCTGATTCGTTGGCTTATTAATCGGTTAAATTCTGCTAATTCGCTCATTATGCTACTTTGTCCCCTAGGGTTATGTCCTGTCTTATTCCTGATGGACTAAATTTTTTAACTACTTTTTCGATATAATAATTTCCAACACGGTCATCGTATAAATTGCTTGCAATGGCTACTTTTAAACCGTGTCTTACTGTTGGTATGCCAAAAGCGGTAAAAGAACCTTCGAACCGATCTACTTTATATTTTTCATATTCCAGTTTTCCTAATCGCTCAAGTTCTGCCTCTATTTCAATATTGTAAAATGTCAACTGGCGTTCGTTGCCGTCTTTATCTCCAATATTATCAACCTGAATCTTTTTACCGTTTGAAAGGGTGGACACTACCTTAATTTTAAGGCTTACGTCTTCTTTCTTTTTATAATTTAAAGCCGTAGAAACACAATTGCGCTCTAGGTTAAATTTGACGGGTTTATATTGACTTTCATCAGCATAATACTTACCACATACTAGCGTTTTTCCACGCATATAGGTATATAAACCCCAATCGCTTTGTAACTTTTCTAACACCGCACCAACTCCTGTTTTTGATAATCTCACGGCTCCTAATTGAACACCTTCAAGCGCATCAATTTCATATCCTGGTATTATCTTTTGCAAAAGTTCTTTTAAGCCTGTATTGGCGGCCGCATAATTAACGGGTATCTTGCGAACGTTAAACATTTCATCTTCGAACTTGATGACGATTGGAATGTCTGCCGATACTTCGGAAATATATCCCTCAAACTCTTTTTCATTAATTCCGTCATAACCAAAATAAATCGTCACTTGGTCGCCTTTTCTGAATACCTCACGAACATTGTATTTGTCAAAATAGCGCACATTACGTGGTAAGGTCAAAGAGCCTCTGTCGGTCATTTCTTTCCAACTGCTTTCATACTCAATTTCAGTTACCCGATTCAATACAATGTTGTCACGACGGTCGTTTTTATGAAACACTATTTTACAAGTCATCGTTAACGTCATAGCACCAGTATTATATCTTCATCACTAAATAATTGAAATTGAAAAGGAATCACTCCCGAGCTTCCTTGCTGTAAATTATCGCTCCAGTCGGCAATACATACCTGTGTAATTCCTCGCTGTTGAAAAAGTCCTCCACTAATACCAATCCCGTCGGCAAGTTTTTCCCATTGTAACAATTGCTCTAATTGTTCGTGAGCTGATT